AGCTTCTCAACCCTCCCTATATCTGCGCTGTATGCCTGGTTACATAGGTTGGATAGGGCAGGAATTTCTACACTGTTTACTGCCAACTGGACTGAGACAGCTAAGTTACTCACCATACTATACAACAATGAACAGAAGCCCCCGGAAGAACACACTACCCTACAACGAGTTATCAAACCTCGCATTACTATTAAGAAGCCTGAGCCTTTACTCAAAGCCCTGATATTTATGTCTGATGCGTACAAGTTGGGCATAGGGGCGAAGAAGGCTCAGGCAATATGTGACAACTTTGTCAACCTAATAGACATTGCTATGGCGGATGTAGATGAGTTGTCGCAGTGCCCAGGCATAGGCAAGACAATTGCAAAGAAACTATTAGCGGCATTAGGGAGGACACTTTAATGGCTAGGTTATTGCACCAGCAGGAAGAGGAAGTAGGCAAAGCTGACTCAGACATTCTGTATGATTTTGCACTGGTTCTGATTGAACGGTTGTTAGAAGTGTACGCATCAGAACTTACCGCAGAAGAACTTACTGATATAAGAGAGATATCAAAAGTATTTGGAGATTCCTAACATGAAAGAATTTGCATTGGAGTACGGACGAGACGAACATAACTGGATACGATTTCCGTCTGATGCCAGGTATCGAAAGGAGATATTTCCAGAGGAAGTAAACAAACACGCAGCAAAGGCTAATGTGTTTCTCATACAGTCCTGCATTGAGTATGTTAGTGAGCCAGGAGAAATGGTGCTAGACCCCATGTCTGGTACAGGTACTCTGATGGTGGGAGGGCTAGTCAACAGGTCTGTTTTTAACATTGAGATTAGTCCACTGTTCTTCGCTTTACAGCAGCAGGCATTGGAGAAGTTAGAAGAAATGGCTCCGGGAGTTTCAGGACATGTGACGTTGATTAACTCTCCCTGTCAGTCCATTTTGCCTATCCCAAACTTCACAGACCATGTGATATTCTCTCCGCCGTATGCAGGGATAATGAAGTCGAAAGGCAAAGACAAGCTGACGACTGAAAAGACAGAATATGACATGGCGGAGTACACTTACACTCATGTGCTAAACATGGGACTGATGAATGACTTCTTGTGGACGCAGGGCATGGAACTGATTTACAAGAAGTGCTTTGAGACAATAAAGCCTGGTGGAACTATGACACTGATAGTGAAAGACCACATGAAGGACAGGGAGAGAGTGGAGTTAAGCCAGTCCGCAGTTGATGCGTCAGTGAGAGTTGGGTTTAAGCAAGACCCGGCAGAGTGGTTTAAGTGGCTGGCTCCGGGGTCTGTGTATACTCATATATACAGGAGTAAAGGATGGGAAGTTGTGGATGATGAGGATATTATAGTGCTGAGAAAACCATGGAGGAATGATGATAGTAAGTGAACTGATTGCTAAGTTAAGTGACATGCCACCGGATGCAGAGATAGGCTATCATACCCATAAAGATGGCATAGACCTTCTCGTTGGGGAAGACGAGAAGTACGGGGAGATAATAACTATCAAGCAACCTGAGTGGGCTTAAGATGGATGTTAAAGATTCATTTGAAGTTAATTGGTGTGAGAAACACCACACTCACTTTATCGGAGACTGCGCTAACTGCATGATTGATTCCAACGAGCCAGAGATACTGGATACTGGTATGCAGAGAGTAGTGGATTGGATACATGGTGAGATTAGTGAAAACAGACTGACAGGAGGCAGCCCCTGCTATGCTATTAGAGTAGACAGTTTTGAAACATTCCTCAAAGATAATAATTTAGAAGGAGAATCAAAATGAGCGAAGTACCTTGGATTGAAACACGCACAGGGAGGAGGGTGAATCCTCTGCACTTAGAACCTGGAGACATTGTTATCAAAGATATCGCAGGACCTTTATCCAGGATATGCAGGTTCTCAGGACAGTGTAAGTTCATGTACACAGTTGGATACCACTCAGTAAATGTAGCCGACACTGTGGCGAAGATGATGCAAGATGACAACTCAGCAAAGGCACAGATAACATGTCTCGCTGCACTTCTACACGATGCCTCGGAAGCCTACACTAACGACATAGCCAGGCCGGTTAAGTATTACTTCCCTCCTCTGGTCGAAATGGACAAGCAGATAATTTCCACAATCCTGAAACACTTCCATTGCGAGAATGCTGACTGGGATGTGATACAAAAGGCAGATAATATATGGCTGGCAACGGAGGCCAGGTATCTCATGTGGAGTCGTGGAGCCGGATGGGACCTGCCAGAGCTTGCACTGACTCTCCCAGTTGGAATTATTTACCAGGATGAGATTGTAGTCGAGGCCAAGTTCATGGCACGATTTGAGGAGTTTGGGGGATATAAGAGTTGAGCGTACTTTACTTCGGCTTCGAGGATGCAGACCCAAAAGAACGGTGGAAGTACTGGACAGAACACAGACCGTCCACAGTGACAATAGACACCGAAACCATTGATATAAATGAAAGGCATCCGTTAGGTATCGGCATTGGATTCTCTCCTGACGAAGCGTTTTATTTTGAACTGTTTGGAGAGACTCCAGTGGCTGAACTTGAGCAGTTAAAACAGTTTATAACAGATGTCAGGATTAGAAAGGCTGCCCACAACTGGATGTTCGACATGGGAGTGTTTCCTTTAATACCAGTGATAGGTAAGTACCTCGACAGAGCCAACATATTCGACACTAACATAGCTGCGAGGTTGTTAGGCTATCAGGAGACAAAGTTATCAATCATTGCAGACGAGTTCAATAAACGCACAATACCTATGGCAGACATATGGAAACAGTATGGGTGCAAGAATAATCTACAACTGATTGAGAAGAATCCTAAAGCCTTGGCAGAACATTGTGCACTGGACTGTATGGCTACGTATACTTTATACCTTGAGTTTAAGGACAGGATTCAGAAACAGTTTGGGGAGTATTTCAAAGTAGAAATGGCGGTAATGCCTATACTCCTCGACATATCTATGCACGGGATTGCATTAGATGAGAAGGCAAGACAAGATTTGGAAGACCGCTACCAGATGGAAGTTGACGCATACCGGGCGAAGGTGCAAAGTTACGGAGTAGACAATCCAGGTAGTGCTCAGCAGGTAGGTTATATCCTGGCAAAGCGAGGAAACTTCCTGAAGTTCACAAAGTCAAAACGACAACTACGCACTAAGACCACAGACCTGGAGTTCTTAGATGATGACATGGCGAGGGCAGTGATTCAGTATAGGAAGAAGTCTAAATTCCTATCTACTTATCTAGTGCCTCTGCGAGGTGAAGACAGATTCTACACTGAGTACTATTTAGACACGGTGGTAGGTAGGCTGTTGAGCCGTAACAGAAACATTCAGAACATCCCAGGGGAAGATAACGAGACTGGTGACCCTGGAGCTAGGTTTATGCTGATGCCTGACTTCGGTTGCTTTACTTCAGGGGACTACGCCAGAGAACATCTTTACATTCTCGGCAACGCAAGTCAGGATAAAAATATGCTGGAAGTTCTGTATAGCCGAGATAAGAAAAAATCAGACATTCATCAGCACACTGCTAACCTAATGAACGTACCGAGGAAGTTAGCTAAGGTGTGTAACTTCGCAGTAATTTACGGAGCTACTGCGCAGACACTAATGGAACAGTTGAAGACTAAAGACAAGCGTAAGTGCGAGGCATTGTTAGAAGGTTGGTTCAGAGCATACCCAGGTGCTGCGGACTGGATTAAGTATGCACAACGGGTAGGTTATAGAGACGGCTGGTCTCTACCCACACTGTTTGGAAGAAGGATAAAGCTGCCGGAAGAATCAAGGGATGGGATGGAAAGGAAGGCAGTTAACTACCCTATACTTGGTAGTGATGGTGAAGTAATCAAACGGACAATTATTCTATGTAATAACAGAAGACTCGGTCCTCCCCGTATGGTGGTTACAGTACATGACAGTATCACATGGGATGGAGACGTGTTGAAAGAATTACAGCCCCTAATTCCACTGATTGAGAATGTACCGGGGTTCAGAGTACCGTTTGAAGTAAAGCAGACCTTCAGGTGGGAATAAATTAGTAAGAGGAGAATAACATAGTGAAATACAGAAAGAAACCAGTGGTGATTGAAGCAACTCAATGGTTTGAGAACGGCGACCATCCCGATGATTATACTGGGATGCCAGAGCCACTACTTATTGAAGGACAAGTGGTACGTTTCTTCAGAAGACCAGATGTTGATGGGCATAAAAGGTGTGAGCAATGCAATGATATTATGCTTAGTCATGGTTGGATAGAAACTCTAGAAGGTGGTCACATTGTCTGCCCGCATGATTGGATAATCACTGATATCAAAGGTGAATACTATCCATGCAAGCCGGACATCTTTGAACAGACATATGAGTTAGTCGAAGACTGATAATAATTAAGGGGAGGGAAGTCGCCGTAAACTCCCCTCCCCAATAGAAGGAGGCCCTGCCACGTAGGGCAGGCTACCTGTTCTGTTTCAAACTCGATGATGCGAAGTCTCCAATGTACTGTTTTCTATCCCTCCACACAGCCCAGACCTCATCTCTCCGTTCAGTAGCGTTAGCCTTGAACCTATCTGACAACACTAAATTCCCACCTGCGGCTTCAATGTACTTGCCGCCTTCCACAATAATACTATTTATCTCAGCTAATCTCAGTTCAGCTTCTCTTGCAAAGGCTGCTGCCACTGAAGAGTACCCATTAGACTGCTCGAGGTATGACCTGACATTGGCTAGTCTCTGCGCAGCTTCCTGTACGTAACCGAGGGCAGAGTTAGTCCGGGTGGTTGCGTTCTGCTGAAACAGCTTCCTGTCATTCTCAAACGCTCCAACTAATGCTTCCTTGGCTACTCGGGCGAAGAGAGCATAGGTTTCAGGAGTTTTCTCATCTTCCCCGCCCTCTGTGGTAGAGTTTATCAGAGCATCACCAGCATCCAGGTACGCCTTGATACCAGGTTCAGTAGCACCGTCCACATAGTCTGTAGCAGCGATGTAGCTGGCTCTTACAGTATCTGCACTGGCTAAATCAGTGGTTGTTAAACCGAGAGCAGTACTTGCATTACCTAATGCAGCAGTAATGGCAGTTCGTAGAGCGTCAGCATCAGTAGTGATTCTGGCCAGTATTCCCACTGCATCTACATTAGTATTGTTGTCGAGATACTTTGCCATGCTGGCCAGAGCAGTCACCATCAGAGCATGTATGTCAGTGGTCAAACCAAACTCTGTTCTCGCACTAGCCAAGTCCGTAGCCGCAGCGTGTTCATACTTTAAGGCAAGGATAAACAGAACATAAGATGCAGCGGCTTGTAATACAGTGTTCTCAAGGAACTGAGGTACAGTCCCCGGAGCATAGTCATTGGGGGCAGTGTGGGAAGCGTCATAGTAGACTCTCACCTGCTTCTTATCCATCAGGGCCTGCTGGTCGTAACTATCCCCTGATTCTACTATCGAAACCATCTTGGCAAAGACTTCGTTATCCACAAAGGACTGGGGGATGTTTCCTACAGGATACTCTACCCTATGGACTCGAATCATGTCGGCTACATCAGACAAGTCAATGTGAGTCTGATTCTTTACATAACTGATAGTGACTGTGTCTTCTGCCACAATGTCTCCATCTACCACAGCCTTAATCCTGCCATTGACATAGTCAATCCAGAAGTCTGTATCTCTAACAATGGTATTGTCATCACTGTCAGTTGCGCTGGCTTCACTTCCCCACTTGATAGGCTTGTTAGCTAAGTACACCCAGACACCAGTGTATACTCCCCAACCTACATCCAGCACGTCTCCCGCACCTGCCCCGGCAAGCTGGTCAACATAGACCATGTAGACATTCTTAAAGTATTCCTTACCGGGAATGGTTTTGCTGTCTCCTCTAAGCCAGTGGAATGTTTCCTCAACTGCCAGTTCATCCTCATCAGTACCGTATGCTGTGATAGTCAGGCCAGTCAAAGTATCATTGGCATCAGTAATGGTAATGGTCAGAGGTCTCGGAACATCAGGCTGTCCGGCAATACTAGTGTTGGAGCCAGCAGTTATGGCAGTGAGGTCCTCGTCTGCCACTACTCCATCAACATCAGTATCCTTTGGCATGGTGACTTCTTCGCCAGTTACAGTGAAGTCAAGTATCTCCTCATATGTCAACTCCTGGGGAAGAAAACGGCTAAGGTCAGATACCGCTCTCTCAATACAACGATTGAGTTCAGCAGCAGTTACCTCAGTTTCAATAGTTATCTTGAGGTCTGTCGCCAGGTCGGTTCTCATTTGTAATCGTGTCTTTCCCATAGCTATCTCCTTACTCTACCTCCACCCGTCTTCCTTGTAGTAGTACATCCACCTCTACCCTGATTGGCCCTTACACCCCTGCCACTACCGTCTTTTTTAGGTACTCTTTTAGTAGCCATATAGTTTCTCCTTATCTTTCTGAGTTCCATACACTGTAAGATTTGGACTCAGCCTTAGTATTTTTAACATAACCTATAGTAATAGCTCCAGTTGAGTTACCTCCGGCCACTGTGTAGTAAAGTACAGCATCCCTCCACCCCTTCATTCTGCCAGCTATATTGAGAGCTAGCTGTAGTGGAGCATCTGTAAGTGACCCATTTATTAGAGTTTCAGTATTAGTACCATCGTCAAAAGTTAATGTCACAGTACCGGCCTGAGTCTTATCGGTAGATACTATCAAGTCTGTTATCTCAATAGAGCCACCGCTAATCGGAGTGACCATAGCTGTCTTGATTACAGTGCCGGAACTCCAGCTAACAGACTGCCACTGACCATGCTTCTGTCTGTAGTTTAACACAGACAAAGCATAGCCCCAGGGAGTCTTAAACTGCTCAAATACCTTATTCAGTGAACCTACTAGCTGAACTGCCCACATAATCTACTCCTATGCTTCTTTATAATAGAATGATATGTAGCCAGAATACTTGTTATCATTACCGTTGTTGAAGAGAGAGAATACACCTCCAGGTGCGACATGCCAACCACTTTCTTTCTGCCACTTAGCAAATGCAGTACCCCAGATATGCCTGCCTGCTATGACAGCATTGGTAGTGACGAAGGTAGTCATGTCTGTGCCTGCCACAGCTATGACGTAGAAGCTACCCTGAGCACCTCCAAGTTTGTCAGAGCGCATGTTAGCAGGAACTACTGCAGTACCCTCGGCCAGGTAAGAGAAGGCCTCTCCTAATCTGGCTTCCAAGAATGTAGTACTTTTGTACTCAGCACACCAAAGACTAACATCAGTAATAACAAGCTCTTTGGTGCTATGCCCATTCTTGATGACAGCCAGATGTTCAGCACCGTTTACACTGACTGCATCTATGTCCATAGTGAAAGCTTCACCTTCATGGGCGGCTTCGTAGTCAGTCGCAAAGTGTTCAGCATAGACTTTCATCTGCCCCTTTTCATTTACGTCTACAGTATTCTTTCTGCCCCATCCGAATAGTTCCATTATGATTCTCCCTCCAGTTCCTCACCTGAGCCTAAACTCAAATGAATCACTGTATCCTTAGTATTATTCCTTATCTCTTCAAGCAGGTCCAGTTGCTGCTCCAGTAATTCTTCCATCTTCACATACTCACCTCCTATAATAAACCAGTCCGAACCATCACATACAATAGATATATACTGGTACTGGAATTGAAGCGTAACTGATTCTTCACCATCAATGGTCTCACTTACATCATTGCCCTTTATGACCACAACTCCAGGTGAGTCATCAATCTTCTTTATAACATATACCTTGTGGACACTCCCGGCAGCTATAGGCAATATCAGTTCAATGGAGAATGCTGCATCTACTAGCACTACCATCTGGTTGCCTAGGGTAGTATCAGTAGTAACTTCAGTAACTCTAAACTCCCCGGAATAGATGAATGTATTACCGCCGGGAGAAACTATTGGTGTGCCTTTCTCCAGGTCATAATAGTTGTGTATAGGAGGTGAAGACCGTTCTGGTCTACCAGTTTTGTCCTTTATTTGAACAGACCTCCCCAGAAGTCTACGATGGTCTTACCAAGTTTCTCTACCTCTCGTAGTCCTCCTCCCATGATTCTACCAAACTCACTACCAAAGGTTTCTCCTTTATCTTCCTGCCAAGGTGTAGAGCTTTGCCAGATACGACTAATCTCACTACCTAATGTTGCACCCTCTTCTTCTTTCCAAGGTGTAATCCGTTGCCATAAGTTCTCAGGTTTTAGTCTGTCAGCAGATAAAGGCATTACATCTTTTGCCATCTCTTGCATCAGAGCTATAACCTCAGGAGCAGTGGCCTGTGGTACTTCTACCTCAATATGCCCTATTGCTCCTTCAGCTGAGTAACCCCCTTCTCGCCATCTTTCTTCAGTTGGCTCAGGTACCCGAACCTTAACTCGTTCTGGTGCACTTGCAATATCAGTGGTAGTGCTGACGTCTCCTAAGGTAGCTTCCAATCTAAAACTTCCCGGCCGATAGACATGATGGAGACCAGATATTCTTCTCAGTGCATCAGGTGGCGCAACAGCATTATAAGAAGCAATTCCCCTTGCAGTAGAGGTAGTATGGCGACCTACGTAGAGTTGCCCTTCTTCACTAACAACAAAACCGCCAATGCGACCACCTGCTACTCCCCAGGGAGCGTCTGCGGTTAAATCAAGAGACTTAGTCCGAACCGGTGCAGTGCGGTCAGAAATGCTATAAGCTGTGACATAGGGGATGAGTCCAGTGAAGTTCATTGCGTATAGTATGTTACCAATTATCTGAATTCTACGCACACCATTCAAATAGACATTATCAGTGAAGACTGCAACCTCAGAAACATTAGTCGGGTCTCTGGTATCAATGATGTGTAGACGGTCATTAAAGTAGTCCTTGACATACACATACCCGTCATTTGTCTGAGCCATTCGAGAAATATCGCTTACACTGCCAGCAATACCAGTACTGTTATTGAATACTAAAGTTGCGCCACTAAAGGTAAAGACAGAGAAACGAGTGGTAGATGACACAAACAAGTATGTATCAGTAGGGTCAACCAGGATTCCCGTAGGTGTGCCTGCCAGATTAGTACTGTCAGTAAAAATCGCTTCTTCAACTATGTTAGTAGGGTCACTTACATTGACAATTCCAATATGATGCCAAGTTGGACCTGCAACGAGCCATCCTGGAAGATACACATAGTCACCATGTTTGGCCAGGTCAGTCAAAAAGCTACCAGTGCCTGCTGACAACACAAGGAAGTCATTCAGTACTGGTGCAGCAGGGTCAGTAATATCGAAAGAGCGTAGTAGCTTAGCATGACTGTTAATCAAGTACACATGCTTAGAATTAGTAGGGTCAATAAGTATAGCACCTGGAACATAGCCACTGCCTACGGCTGTCCGACTTGCCAAGTCAATATTGGTAGGTTCAGACATGTCAAATATAGTTACATATCCCCGTTCCGCTAAGATAACATACGGGTCTTGCCACAGCATATCACGAACTGTGATACCACCAGAAGTAGTATTTGCATCTAATCTTGCCCCAAACTCTGCCATTAAGATGCTCCTCTACTGTCGTAAATTGTAACTCTGTCATACATTTCTAACTGACAGTCATGTGGTATGACCAGCTTACCTGCAACAGATTCAGCAATTGTTCTATACAGTATTGCTTCTGCTCTATTATCTGCATCAGCTTTAGTTGTAAGATTGGGAGCCAAAACAACCATAGAAACTATTCCATACTTATCTTGGCTATCTGTATTATCAGCCTGGCCAGTAACAATATCATTATAGAGTTCATCACTTCCGGCGTTAGCAAAGACATAGACTCTATTCGGGATAACCACACTATTCCGCTCTGTAAACTGGTAGAACTTAGGGGTAGTTTTGGAGTAGTATGCTATAACTGCAGTATCCCCGGCCTGCGGATATTTTACTTCCCATGCTAGACCAGACTTTGGCTTCAGATAACTCTTTGTCATTTTGACTAAGTCATAGATTACTTCCGCAGCATACTGAAAAGGTCTATTAACATTAACTTCAAAGGAAGGCTCTAAAGTATTTATGATAGAATCATCTTCCACTAAGGCATCCAAAGACATCACAGGGTCAATTTCTGAGGTTAGTAAATAGTCAATAAGACCATATGGAGTCTTTGCTGCGGAGAAGTCACCATCTGCTGTAGTGGCTTCGTAGAATGGGGCAGTACCCATCCGCAGGAGTGTCTCTCTTAACTTAGCCCACATGCCTTCAAGCTCCAGTATAGCTATGAGTTTACCTCCGGCACTCACAGTCTGCTGATGTTTGACCCAGAGTCGTGGAGTTGATTCACTCCCACCGTTAACTCCATCGCCACAATATTCTTTCCCGGTAGCAGTAGTATCGCCATAGCCTATCTCGACCCAGTAACCCTTGAGGTCAGGAACAAGCAGGTCATGGTTCTTCAATATAATAATAGCATAGTCATTATAAGGTTCTTCGTGGTGGTCAACTAACATTATCCTATTACCATACACACTTGAATCCTTACTCATATCAACCTCATTACTATCATCATAGCTGGTAAAGACAGCCTTGATAAAAGGCACACGGCTATTAGATGACTGCGCTGTGAGTAAGGTATCAGTGATAGTTCTCATACTAATCAGCCTTCATCAGAACTATATTCATCCAAGTATGCGCCCCGGCTGCACTACCATAAACGTCACTGGTATCCACTCCCGCATAACTCTCTACTGCCAGCGCAACTTTATCATCAACGTCAAGGTGTACCATGTCTACAGACAGTGGATTAAGGCCCTTGGCTGCTGCACTTTGAGCTATAATCCTTCCCGTATATACCCCATTTACCAGGAATTGACTCAGATATTCCTTATCAGGCACTACGCTACTCCATATCCAGTGTGCAGTCCCGGACAAGAGCCAATAGCCCGCAGTGGGAATCAAGAAGTATGCCTTGGTAATAACGTAGGTGTCACTAACTGCAAAGTCTGTCCCAGAAGTCTTGTAGATACTGATACTGGTCGCACTGTTTATAGCGGTAATGAATCCGTAACTACTCCCTCCATCCCATACGATACGGGAGTAAAGCATAGATGCTTCAAAGCCTGCGCCTGTAGTAGGGTTAGCGTCTATAACAGTAGTGCTACCTGAACCAGCATCTCCAACTCCGCCCTGCCAGACACCAGTCTGAAATATGCTGGAAGGGTCGAAGGCAGTATCATTGAGTGTAATCGTGGCATTCTTAGCATGGGGGAAGTTTAACTCTGCTACATTCAAGAAAGCTCTGGCGAGTACTGTAGAAGCCACGCCATCCAACTTGCTCTTGTCTGCCTTAGACATCAGCCCATGTAAGGCGGCAGTTGCATCCAAGTCAGTATTATCATCAGGCACAGCATGGTCATCTAGCTTGGCTGCCTCTGCCTGAGTCTTGGCCTCAGCATCTGTATACTTTACATGATGAGGTGAATTATCACCTGTTGCAGAGTGCTCAGTAGCACCCCACTCATCAGCCTGGTCATGGTTCAAAGAGTTGTCATCTGCCTTGACCCCCATTGCAGTGACTGCTTCTGCATCTGTGTATTTTGCATGGTGAGAGTCATCATCAGTAGCATGGACAACTATAGCCGCAGCCGCTACTGCCAGAGCTTCAGCATCATTATACTTAACATGGTGACTGTCTGCATCCACATCATCTAACCTATCATGAGACAACCTGGAACCTGCTCCTAACGCCTCCAACAGCACAACAATCTCAGCACCTGTTAAGGTAGAACCCGCAGCAAGAATAATACTCTCGCCATTGTAGTTGACAATCAGAGTACCCTCAGAATGGTTGATGTAGACGTTGCCGACCTCCTCAAATCCGTCAGGCGGAGTCGACACCACAGTATCTCTATACACAATAGAACGTCTGAACACACGACCATCTGAATAGGTAATAATCAATATGTTTCCGTCTTTAACTGCGGATGAGATAGTAATAGCCATTAAATGCCACCTACTTCAAAAGTATTCCCAGGGTCGGCTTCTTCAAAGGACACACCTGATTCAAACTGCACATAGACATCATCAGGAAACAATGATACTATGTCCTTCGCTTCGCTAATTCTCAGCGTCCCTTCAAACTGCAGTCTAACCTGCGGATAAGGGGCACTGACCCAAGAGAACCGATACTTCTTTTTCAGTCTCTTGAATCGCTGATTTATTTCTGCTCTGACAGTGTAATCACTCCAACCCATACTAACCTCTATTGTACCCACGTACATAGAATGTTCTGTCTGCCGCCTGGTTCGTGTCTGCTTTGATACGTATGAACTCCGCTGCGCCTACCCGAAAGACAATTACCTGGGCAGTAACAGCCGCAGTATGTGCATGTAGGAATGAGCCAGTTGCGTCAGCATCTAGTACATACACTCGGACGGGAACCTCGTCCTCCTCAGCACCTCGCTGAATAACTACTCCTATAACCGAGCTAGTGATAGTAGGGATTACTACCACAATAAACTCGAAGTCTGCACCTAGGTCAACCAGTTTGGAGTACTGGTCAACGTCATCCCCGGCAAATTCTGTTGCCCGGTCAATATCCATCAGGACGGGTTTCCAGCCACCTGCAATCATAGTTACTTCCTCCCTAGTTTATTACAAGTTTTATTTCTTTCTGCCTGGGCATCTTCCACCACGCCCATCTTGAGGGCCATTTCCACTTCCATCCCTCGGACCTTGTGCGCTACCGCCACCTTTGCTCTTAGTCATTACAACCTCCTGTTAGTCTTCCATTATATCCAGGCGCAGAACTTTTACCCACACCCGAACCTGGCCTTCCACTGTCGGTGCAGCATCAGCAACTGTAACTTGCACAATTACTTCTCCACCATCCTTGTACCACTTACCCACTCTTTGCCAGTTGGGTAGGGTTTTCTCTTCATTGGATATGGTTTCGTATCTTAATAGATAGTCACCAATCTCATCAGTATCGTTGCCATATACATCTCTTGCCTTGGCAGCAACAATGCTCTGCTCCAGAACAAAACCGTCTGCATCCAGAGCATCCCCGACTACCACTACTGCAGTTCCCGCGACAATCGGTACCTTAACTACTTCCACGAGTACATCCTTTACAAAGGAATTCGAAGGAATGGTTATAGTATCAGTTTTTACCCCAGTGCTGAACCCAGTCTTAACCGCTGCAGTATCCCAGTACTCATCAGCATTGAAGTTTCTACTTGAAAATTGTTTTTTCATGCTACTCCTTAGAAGTAGAGGAGGGAGAATTATCTCCCCCCTCCTCCGCTGTCTTCGCTTAGTGGTCGAGAGTCAGGAATACCAGAGAACCCTGTCCGGCTGCATCACAGATGGAGATAGGCCAACCGATTTCTGAGAGCGCAGCCATGTTGTCTACTGACGGGTCAATCTGGGCAGCGGTAGTACCTGCCATTGCCTTGTGTCCGGCATCTATGGCAGCATGGGTGAGGATACAGGCAGGGCCACTGGTCTGCATCCAGAAGTAATAGGATGCTGTCAGAGTAAGCATGTTCACTCCGACTGGTACTCCGGACATGGCAGCAGCAGAGGCGATTACGGAATCATAGACATTCTTCCGCAGACCCCAGAGAGAATTGCCTATAGTTGACGCCACTACCAGTGGGTCATACAGGGTGAAGATGCTGCCCGCGGCAGTACCTACCAGCGCAGCATGAGAGCGGATTTTGTAGACAGAGCCAAAGCCTAAGCCAGTGTTTATAAAGGCATAGCCTTCTTTGTAGAAGTTGGCTGCGACTGCCCCGTTGGTAGTTGAGGTTAACGAAATGGTGAAGGCACCGATTGCAGTGGTAGCATCAACTACCAAGTCCAGGTCATCTTCAGCATGGTTGACTATTGCAGTCTGCAGGACAGTACCAGGCCCCGGAGTACCCGCACCGTTCAAGGTGTAACGCCAGGTTCTCTCACCCTGAATAAGTTTGGTGCCAAGAGGAAATTCCTGGGTGGCTGACTGGGCGTAGGGGTTAAGGGTAGGAGAACCATCCAACAGAGCAGCCATGCTAGCTACATTTGGAAACTCCAGTATGTAGCCTGAACGGTTCATTACTTTCCTCGTGTATAACTGGTTTCCAGTGGTCATTTTTATTTCTCCCTTTTAGCTTTCGGCTAAACACTCTAAGCTAGGAGGATGTTAAGATTTCATCCACCTATATGATTACTGCCACGTCATCCACGTCATACTGCCTACCAAGGCACTGGGATGACGGGAGTATCAGGGCGCCGTAGTTGACCAGACGGATACCGCCTGCATCGTAGTCCTCCAGTTCCGGGAAACGCACCAGTTTATAGAAGTCCCCCTGGCCCTTCGTTCCGCCATAGCAGAAGTAGATACCGGGGTTTGAACTCATCACGTCTCCGTCACCATACTTGAGTCCAAATATGGAATAGGTCTTGTCAGTTGAATACAGAGCCCTTGCATTGGCAGACGAGCCTGTGCCAGTGGCACTCTCTTCGCCAACCAGGAAGTCAGTCCGGGTGAGAGGAATACCATCCCAGAAGAGGACTCTCTTGCCCAGTTCATTGTACCCCATTGAGATAAAGGCCATGCTGGTAGTGTTGGCGGCAGCCTGCAGAATACCACGCTCCTGGTAAGTGGCATCCATTCTTCGGACAATCTCGTAAGGCATCAGAAGTTCATCCACTCCGTGCTTCATGGAGTCCACCAGGACACGGAGAAGAGAAAGACTCAACCCCACATTACCGTTGTTGATGTTCTTCGGGTCATAGGCACTTCCGGCAGTGTATGGCGTACCGTGTTCTGCCGCCAGAGCATGAAGACCGTCAAACTGTTTGTTACTGGTGTAGGTATAATCGGCGTAGATAATCCGGGCGCCGACTCGCCTCTTCAACCCCTTCTCACACTCCAGCAGCATCCTGGCCTCGTAGTTGTTGTAGGTACCGTAGATACCCTCAACGTAGTGGTCAAGTTTGCGCTGGATATAACTGCGCCTCAGGGTCATTTCCTTCTCATCGTACTCGACATCATCAGACCAGGACAACTGCTCGCCGATGTCAATGTCAGCTACCGCATCTTCGGTAGTTGTTTTCTCTCTCAGCCACTCGACTTTGAGACCAGTACCCGCAGCCTGGGCTACAGGAAATCTCTCCACCGGATTGACACGTTTGATGTCTTCCTCGAAGACACCGGGAACTTTCAATGACTGAGTAAGCTTTTGCGCCTCAGCCAGAGTCTTCCAATGTCCACCACTGTCAACCATAATTTTTACTCCTTAGTTATTAACCTGCCGGGTTGCGTACTCCACGAACAGGAGTAGCATCAAGTACCTTTGAGGCTCTCTCCATCTCTGTCATCGGTGTTGCGCTAGAAGTGAATCCACCGAGAGCATAGTTTCCAGGTCCTCTGGGATTTGTTGATAGAGCCTTCAGGGCTTCTTCAAAAGAATCAAGCTGTGTGCTGTCTTTTTGAAGGAGGCTTTGACCAGCTTCAGAATCCGCCGGGATATTGTAGGATGCCATGATGAGTTTCCTCTTCATATCCAGTAAAGAAGTGTTGGCGGTAGTGAGGTCGGTCTTAGCAGTTTCAGCTTCCTGCTTAATTCTCGATGTCTCTTCGGCAGAAACATCTCCCGTACTACGGGCATCAGTGGCTTCTTTAAGAGCAGCGTTTGCCTTGGCTACTTCCTGATTAGACTCAGATACCTGAAGACTCAGTTTATCAACTGCGTCCTTATGTACTGTCTGAGCTTCATCTAGTCGCCCCTGCAAACTCCCCTTCGCAGCGATTAAGTCAGACTCTCTGACAAACTTCTTACCGTCTACCGTTACCACTCCATCAATTACTTCAAACTTCGGAGCGTCACTGATAGGCGGAGAAGCAGGTGTAGTCTCCCCTTCGCTAACCGGGGCATTGGGTATATTCTGTTCTCCGTTTGTAACCATCTTGCTTTGCCTCCATTACTATAGTCTACCACAATTAAATACGGCTGTCAAGTATAAATAATAATACATATATAATGTTATAGCGATTATTTTTTATACACTACTCCACCATGCTTTCTTTCAAGTACTGCTTAGTCATATCATTATACATTTCCTCAGCAGTGGTGGTTATGAAAGAGTCAGTGTTGCCGAAGAAATAAGACCATGCGTCTAACTCCGGGTCAGCGTAGCGAAGGCGTTGGCGAGCTTCTCTCACATTAGTATTGAAGCCTGCGATTAGCTTCTCGCCATCAGGTCCTATGACTTCTTTCAATGCTTCACGCTCTGTCCCTCGGGCTACTTCATACCTCCTTATTTGCTGACGTTCTTCGTCAGAATACTGACCCATTACAATGGTTCGGACGTTTCTGTAAGGTCTGAGGTATTCTCGGCTCACAGACCAGTACAGACGTTCCATCGGAGTCCAGTCAGACTGAATCCTGGTTAACAATCTCTGCCTATGTGTTTCATCAAGAGACTCTAACAACGCATCTACATGAGCGTAGTATGTGTCGAAGTCTAACTCCATTCGGTCAGAATCCCAGTTGTATTTGAGTTCAGGCTCAAGCTCATAGTAATACCAAAGGAGTTCCTGGTCAGCACCGTAAGTTGGAGTGACAACGCCCTTCTCTCTCAACCATGCCTCACGTTCTTCCAGAGTCTTTGGCACGTCTTTGTATGCAGGACTCTCGCCGAGAACTCTCGCTGCTTCGCCTTGCTGAGACTTAATACTTCCCACAGCAGATTTCCACTGGTCAGGACCTATCTCCCCTGTCACTCTCTGCCGATTCAAGTCTACAATGGAGGGCCTGACTAACTCCCCATCTTCGTACAACCCAGTGTACCGAGCTTCAGTTGACATCTTTTCCAGAGTCTCATAATAATCTCTGATTTTTATTTCCATGTTCTGCCAGCCAGAAGGTAATAGTGGAGTAACCATTCCCTGCCATCGTCTGAAGTCCTCATTTTGGTATAGGAGTTTCTGCTGCAGTACATCTAACTTATAGTAATCACTGAACCGTTTGCCAGTGACTGCACTCATCCGGTCAATCTGTTGTTGGATAGAAACTGGTACACCTGTAGCCTCCTCAATAGCCAGGCCCATTTCTCTCTTAATATCTTCATATTCTTCAGGACGAATCCTGAATATCCCGGACTGTTCCATTAGAATCCCCTTCAGTCCGTTTGCTTCGGCTTCTGCCCTTAGCCAGATTTTTTCCTCGCCTTCCTCCAACTTAATCCCCTGCTGCACCTTACTCCATATATCGTCTGCATCGTAGCCATGTTTGCCTAGAGTAAGCATTGTCTGGAAGTCTCGGTAACGGTCAGGGAAGAAATGGTCTATAACCTTACCCATATGCTCAGGAGACAATGCCCGGAGAGCGGATAGTCCAGTTTTCATAAAGGCTGGCAGTACCTCATTAAACTCAGGTTTGTCTCCTACAGTAGCTCCCCATACAGTAATAGGAGCCATGATATGTATGCCGGGGTAGAAACCTGCTCTGCCTATAGTGTCAATCTGCTCCATACCTGGCATGGCATCGTAGTACTCAGGGAAGTCTTTCATAAAGAATCTTCTCATACCGCCAGCCCAGATAGAGCCTCTGAGAGGATTGAGTTGTAAGTCAGTCCCTGGGATAGGAATGTAACCACCGTCAGTGTTGTCCATGTATCTAGCCATACCAGTCATTGTGCCGGGAGTCCGCATCCATGTTCTAGGCATCCACTTCCAACGGAAGGCCTCGTAAGTCCAGAAGGGAAAGATAGCTCTCATAGTTTCATCTATGACATTGGCATCATCGTAAGTAGGGTATGCAAGTTCGTGCATTTCCCTGGCTCGAGTCATGGCTTGTTCTTTCTTGTCTAACCAAGCTGCCTGGTCAGGAGTCGTAACACCAGGCTTGCCAACCTTTGAAACAGCCTTAGCAGGTCTAATAATATCATCCTTAAGAACTATAAACCAAGTATCTAAGTCTATGGCATCGTATCCGGCCTTCTTAGCAGCATTTACTATAAGCTCTTCGCCAGTCCAGTCATACAACTCATCTTGCCAATCGTCACCAAACTTGGATACCATATCAGGTTCTATGCCAAGTAGCTTAACAGCCTCCTCCTCACTTTCTGCGACCAGAGGTTTAGAAGGGCTGAATGTAGACTCGACTACTTCAGGCCCGAACATATCAACTGCTTCTTCTTTGCTCGTAGTATAAAACTGGTGCTCTGCCCATTTTTCTTTCTGGACTGCTTCCCCCAAACCTCTATAGTAAACCTTACCTTCTTTATATGTACCAGGGAGTTTTGCTTCTGGAACATCTGTCTTATACATTGAACTTCCCTTCACATCTTCCGCCACTCCACTAACATACTTCCTCCACTTCACTACATCAGTTTCATCCATCTTAACTGTAGCATGGAGTCTATTCAATTCTTGCCTGATGTCATCCAACTGCATTACAGTGGGAGAGTCAGGGGTCAGTGTACTTGGTTCCATGCCGAGGTTCCGCCAGAGTTGGTCATAGACTTCTCCTATAGCATCACTACTAAATCCAATGTCTGCGGCAGATGTTTCAAACTTCCTAGCATATGCGTCTGCCTGATTTTTGATGTATAGTACAAAGTCTTCCTTTGGTCTGATAGTACTATGGTGATGTACCCGAGTCAGTCCTCTATACACATCATCGCCGGAGACTCCGAACAGGTAACTGATATGGCTTGGAGTTAGTTTACCTGCAACTGGCATGAGGGTTTCAGGAAGATACGGAGCCTTTCCTGCAGATGTCAAGAATGACCGACTCGCATCCAGACGGAGATTCTTAAGTTTCCTTGCATTGATGGTATGAGTATTCCATACTACAGACTTATCAAGTCGCTGCTGTTTCCAGAATCTGTCACTCGCTGCAATTCTAGCATCAACATCTTTAATCGCACGGATTTTCTTTCTGGTATTAGGGATGACTGACTCAATCTTACTCAGTTCATTTCTCGTAGCCATTACGTTGGAGTTTTCCAGACGATATAAGTCAGCAAGGCTATCCACTGAGGACTTCTGCTGAGGAGTCAACGGAGCATCTACAGTCCCTGTAAAACGCTTTAACTCGTCTACTATCTTGTCCATCTGAACCTTGGACTCTTCCATGAACTTTCCAAGCAGTTTATTAGAGCCAGTGTGAAAGTCATCTACTTCTTTCCCAGGCTTGAGCTTCTGACTCCTCAATTCCACTAGACTTCTATAGTCATGTATCCTTTCATCCACAGCATTCTGGATACCTGTGATATTCTCCAGGTCTCCTAATAGTTCATCAAGATTCTTGGGTGCATGAGAGGCAGGCTCCATGAGTTCTTTACTGAAATAACCTGGGATAGTTTGTTTGTAGCCAGTACCAGTATACATTAACTTATGCTTGTCTTTGGATACAATAGTTACTTTGCTATATCCTCGTTCTTTAGCTAAGTTATGAATTACTGTATCCATGTCTAGCATGAATCTGCGGTTAAGTTTGCCAACAGCAGTTACCTCTAGCTCAGAAATCACCATCTCGTCAGGAGTTGCGCCGGGATGAAAGGTAAGCTTACCTACATCTTCGCCATCTAAACGGATAGGTGCGTCAGAGAACACAAGTCCTTCAGTCACATCTCCTAGACCTATGTCTTGGCTAAGTTCATCCAGCAGTGTAGCTGTGTTTGTGTAGGCCTTGACAAAGTCATCTGCTTCAGTCTGCATGGCATCAATCTGTTTAGTCAGGCTTACCAAAGACATCTCTTGTTCTTCCGCCACCCTCGCTGCCATTCTACCGTCAATGTCTGCAAAGATGCTACCGTCCAGTATCTCATTCCTGATACCTACTTTTGTGCCTGTACGTACATCAGTACATTTGTCAAAGGTTTTGCCGAGTTGCTGAGAAATCTGTCTCTTCTCAAGCTCTAGTACATCTACTTCCAGATGCGCTGCAACGGCTTCATATCCTACAGTAGCGTCCTGAATCATTACTCTCTCAACATCTGTTATATCTTTGGGAGAGTACTTACCTATCTGCTCAAGCTCGTTACGACGAGTAAGTACGAAGTCTGCCAACTGCTGCATTTCATCCGGGGCAGTTTCATACAGTGCCTTCATATAATGTACTTGATAGTCGTATGACCGCTGAATAGTAGTCATTTCTTCCCACATGTCATTGTAGGATTGGAAGTCTGTCAGCTTGTATTCTTTACCTCTAATGCTAATACTCTTGCCTATGTCACGGCCTCGAAACTTTACCCCTTTAGTAATGAAAGGTATTTTGCCATTATTGAACGCAGTAGTGCTACCAGTCTTTGGGTCTACCAAAGCCATTTCCATTCTCTGTGCGCCACGCTCTGCCATCTGTAACTCATACGGTGCGTTTGTGAGGCCTCGGAATAGACGGTTAGTTTCAGCTACTCCGCCATAACTTTTCGGATATAGTATCTCCCCACCGCCGAGAAAACTCCGCTGCATGTTCTCGAGGAAGTTAAAAGGCCCGAAATTGGCAAAGAGTAAATTCCACCGAGCATAAGGCATTACGACCTTGCGCTCAAAGTTAACTAAACGAGATGCGTGGAGAAACCTGTCAGATACTCGGCTAACCCATGATACGGCTCTTCCCGCCTGGGTCATGTGAGTTGCTAGCGGACTGGCAAGATTTGCATAACGATTCTCTACCGCATTGTCAAACATGGAGATGAGTTGAGTTGTAGGATTCTCTCCCTTAAACGGTTTCAATGCTCCTGCAATGATGTCGTCTTTTAGCACCGCTAACTTCGCCATTACTTTATTAAAGGAAGCATCAGTCTGAATCAGCCCTAACTTAGTAATAATGTTGCCTGATGTTATCTGAGGACTTTGTCCGGAGAACATATTGAGGACTTCGTCATTCAGGCGACTGAGACGGATAGTATCAAATTCAAAGCCTTCATCTACTACACCTTTCAGAATAGCTCCCCACTCGTCTGAACCTATGTACTTGAACTCCATTAACTCAGTTCCAGTTTTCACCATAAGGTCATGGCCTTCGCCAGGTCTTTCTATCGCAGCATTGACACAGGCCTCAGCAGTTTCACGTAGTTCTCTCGCAGTCAGTCCTGTCATATTTCTTACATTAGGAAATGCTCTGTCTGCCACAGCCTTGAAATTCATGGAAGTCTGACGAGCAAAGTTCCTGGACATCTGAGTTATGGTTCTGGGTATCTGATATCCTGCTCCAGAAAGCCAGAAGCCTCCTTTAACAGGAGCACTGATAAGCCAGAAAGCACCTTTGACAGGAACCAATGCTGCCTTCATTCCAGCCTTAAACACTAAGTCAGAAGTCTCTGCAAAGCCACTTTCCATTGCACCTACGAAAGGACCGATTCTGCTGCCTACAGTTTTCAGTCCAACTCTGGTAAGACTTCTTCCCGCCATTTTTGCAGCGGCAGTTCCGAAACCTATTCCAATGTAGGAAGTGAGGTCAAAGGCAGTCTCAATTCCCATACGCATAAGCCAGTTCATGTCTGTCTCACTCATAGCCAAGGCGTAGGATGCCCAGTCTGTCTCACCCTTACTTTTGTAGTACTGGTAAGTATCGTGCATTCTCCCGGCAAGAGTTTCATCGTCAGTCTTAAATAACTTATGCACTCCAATGATTGCAGCAGAGGCTAATGGTCTTGGAAGCATGTCGAAGTACTTATCTAACAGTTGAATCGAACCCATGACAGGCTGGACGAACATCAAGTTGGCAAACTCGCCAGGAGTTAACTCAGGGGACTCAGGCTGAAGTAAACCAGCCCGGATTAGATTCAGACGGTCAGTTTCCTTTGCCCAGGCACTGGCTCGCTCTCTCAGATACACATCTAACTCTACCTGAGTTTCCTCGTCAAGTTGCATGTACGACAAGGTTTTCCTCATGTTCTCGGCAGTCAACCCCTCAGGCATGTCTATTGCAAAAGGCTGCATAGACCGCTCAAGTTCGTCAATCGCTAAGTTATGGACTGCCCGAGTCTCCAGCTTCGGCTCAGACAATATCTCAGTTACAATTTTATTCTGGGCATCTTCAATGGAGCCTGTGAAGTCTGCAGGCAGTGTGTTGTTGAGATAATCTAACTTATCCAGTGTACCTTCCAGCCAGTCTCTATCCACTGCGCTTAGAGTACTGTTAGAAGTCAACTTAAGCACATCGTCTACATTAGATATGGTGTAGTTCTGGCTAGCCAAGTAACCAGGCAGTGTGTTCAGAATCTCTAACCGCCACTCAAGACTTTCAAGTTCACGAGTGCTAAGGTCAAGTTCAGCCTGCGCCTCTGCTCTTTGCTGTGCAATAGTTTCTGGAGAAATAATTCCGCCTGCCGCAGACTGAAACCATCCTTCAGGAGTACCAAAAAGCAGACGCATTACAGGACTTGTACCCTGGTAGCTGAGAGGATGAGGAGTACCTGCCAGGTTTATCTTATCTACTCTCGTAGCAGCCTTGATAACTTGCTTCTCTATCCCATACAAACCTTCGCTGTACTGTTGTTTCTCTGCACCAAAACCTGGGAAGTACTCAGAAGGTTTAGGCGGAGGAGGCACTTCTCTCGGCTTATCTCTTATCAGTTCTTCTTTATCTTCTATCGGTTGAGTCATGTTAACTCCTTATCCTGAGACATTAGGTGCCGGAGGAATACCTTCAGTTCTATTACCTATAGCAGGGCGTTGAGGAGGAGGAGCAGTAGGTGAAGGTTGCTGAGGGATAAGTTTAGCTTCTGCTGCATTAGCCGCCGCCTCGTATAACTTCGCAGCCGCAGCATCTTTATCAGCCAGGTAAGCAGCTTGCTTTCTGTAATATCTCACCTGCACTATGACTGCGTTCTCCGGGCTGAGTTCAACCTGGTCTTCTAACCGCCTTGCACGTTCTCTCATCGGGTCTCGAATCTCCGGGAATAGTTTACTAACAGTTAACGTGTATGACAGAGCGAAGTCCGGGTCAAGCATCCTGGCCACAGTAGCTCGCTGTATTAAGTCTCCCGGTATCTCAATTTCAAAGTCAGCGGAGACTTCAGCATTGGAAGGCAGACCTACAGGTAGTTTCCAGCCGTAAGGCCTTATCCCTCGCTGTTTAACATCTTCAAGCCAGTCGTTGTCTATGTCAGATATGAGGTTCTGTAATGCCTGATGAAATGGCCGGATTACTTGGTTAGCAGAAGCAGAAATCTGAGCCATGACGTAGGCAGACATTTGGCCTGTGACACTGCCATACATCGCCCAACTAACCCCACCTCTCTGCAACATCGCTTCCAAGTCAAGCTGAGTACTTCTCAATTCCATTGGCATAGGAGGAGTACCCATGAAGTCCACAGAATCCTCTGGAGAACCTCTGAATATGGCTCCTCTTCTCCACACATCCTCCGGCATGACGATTTTCTTCCCCGACCTGCTACGCTCAAATATTCTGGGCTGAGCAGTATCCCGGAGAAGTTGTAGACTGAATGTCTCCCACTTGTTCCAACTCTTATACACAAACTCATTAGTCGCCAGTATGCTCTGGCCGATTTCTTCCTTCCACCTCTCCCCAGTAGTTGAGCCTGCATTGAAGGATGTGCTGAGTTCAGAATTCTCACTCAATGGGCCTGTATCAGGAAGTCCCCCCACAGGCGCAATGTATATAGGCATTTTGGTAAAGCGTGTGGGTTCGAACTTTACTAACTTACCTGCTATAACTGTAGAGTTCCAGACTCTATATGTGAAAGGAAATTCCGATGCAATCTCCATCCACCAGAGGTCATAGACTATCTGGTCTCCTCTCAATGCACCCACATCAGTTAAACCACTTGCCAGTATCATCTGCATAGCTCGCTTTGCGCTGACAGGGAAGATATGGGCTACTTCGCCCAGACCCATGTCTCCGTCCCACATAGGGAATACTTGGGCAGGATTCCATAGGTCAAGATATGCCTCTTTACCCCAGTCATCAAAGGCCGCCCAGACAGAATACCAGCCAGTCGCCAGTAGCAGCCCGATTAGACTTCTGTTAAGACTCTGTCTAGGGCCAGACTTTCTGAATTTCTTCGCCACGTCTGCCCAGGCAGTGTCCATGAGTCTACCAACCGCAGCACTCGCTCCTGCAAACTCCATGTCAACATCATCCTGAGACTTTAGTCTATGAGGAATGTCTGTATCGAGCATGTGGAGGACTAAGTTGAACATTGACCTGGGGTCATTGCCTACAAAACTTTCCATCTTTGCAGTCTTCAACTCATCAATCATTTCAATGAGTTTATACCACACTCTCATCTTGGCATTTCGAGGTTCCCAGAAAGTCTTTAACTCATTACAATGAGCTATTATTTCTCTACTCTCAGCTTTAATCATCTATTCCTCCAAGACTATTTGCCCCAGTCATCGTCCCATCCTCCGTCATCCCCAGTGTTGCCTGCATAACCTATTGCGACAGACTGTGCAAATCTACAGCATACTGCAATCACTCCTGCGTCATGGTGGTCATCTGCTCCAACTACCGATATTCCATACTTCTTCGTAGGGTCTCTACGGATGTTCTTGCACTGAGACCAGAATCTATCATCATTACATTCTATGTCTTCCATGTGGCGGTTAAGTTCTGTCAGCATATAAGGCTTAGTAGATGTGTTAGTCTGCCAACCGACAGACCTGACTGACTTACCACTACGAACATCTTCACGGTAGTAGAGACTTGGATACCCTCGCAGATGGCTTACTATGTCTAAGTTATCTTCTGGACACGCCACCGCATCATTATAGTACTTACCAAACTCTTTACAGTACTCCGCCATTTCCCACTCGTCATACCAGCCTGATAAAGTAGCATCGTGACGAAGTACTGGCGGTATGTCATTGTTATCCTTATCAGTGAAGCCATCTTCAAAGTGCCAGATATGGCCTACAGATTCTGACGCCTTTCCCTTCCCAGGGTCTATGCTCATGACGTAAGGAAGACCTTTCTCAACGTCTCTCCATATCTGAGCGTCAACACTTACTCCAGTCTTCTTGTTAATGAAAGGACGAGTTATCGGGGCAGGATAGCATGTTCGGAGTTTCTGGCTAATAATGTCTGTCGAGTATGCTTGGTTTCCCGCAGTGATAAAGCATGACTCGTCATCTTCAGGATACTCCTGATTGAACATAAATATCGTTGCACCTGTACGTTGCAGAGACTTCATTTCGGCCTGCTTGTACCTTCTCCAACGAAGTTTCGCCATAGATAGTTTTGTACCCCAGTTGAAGTCACTGATAAACTTCTTCATTAGAAGTTGCTCCTCAGCATCCAAGTTGGGCAGGGGGTCTACAGCGTCAGCAGTAAGACAGAATGGGTCGTCAACGTACATGACGTATTCTGGATGGAAGAACCAGGGGTAAAAGTGAGGCCTGTATACAGATTCAATGCCTCCTGCCCCGATACGTTGTCCTTCTTTTGCAGTACAATACATTTCACAGAATGGGTTATCTTCACCATTTGCAGTGCTGCCAATCCGAATCTTAGTTCCTGCCTTCAATGGAACTCGTTGGACGGCAGAGGCAAATACAAGTTCGTGGGTTCCTATTGGCCAGAACGCATACTCATCGAGGAGTAGGTTGTGAATAGTCTCGCCCCTACCCAACATGTAACTCTGGCTGCTGAATATGTAGAAAGTACTATAAAACCCAGTAGCTTTGTCAACAAAACTTAATTCAGATGCAGACTTATGGTCAAGTTTGGGAATCGAAGGAATCTTGCGCTCTAGAGACTGATGATACTTTTTGGCCTTCATCAACAGTCTCTTTGCGCTAAACTCATCATAGCTGATGATTACTGACACAGTTCCATTGATAGTGATGTTGTCTATAATGAAGTCACCGGCAACACAGGCAGTAAAACCAACTTGCCCAGGCTTGACATAGATGTCTCTTAAACTGCTATGCTGAATGATGTCAGTCTGAATCGGATTGAGCTTCATAGGAATCAACTGACGTTCCTTGTTCTCAATCTCCAGCAAGGTTTCCATAGTTATTTTGCGGTCTGAGAATAGCTTCCTCAGCGCATCTTCTTGTACTGCAGTTGCCATAGAGTCTATTTCCTACTGTTTCTACTTATGTCCCGGAGAGTTACGCTAAGTTCAGCCAGAGCCTTAGTGTTGTCTTCCCTGCTCACCTGGTCTTGTACAAGCATCTTCGTCAACCTGTCTTCCATGAACACACGGTCAGAACGAAGCTGGTCTTCACTCCGTTTTCTATCTTTTCTGTACATGAGAAAGATAATAAGAGCCAATATTGCTGTGGGTCCTCCAGTTGCGAGTGTTTCAACTATCACAGGTTCCATGCAAGTTCCTCCAGTCTACCTCTTTCTTAACGGTCTAACCCTTCCTAAGCTTCTTGGCTCCTTTCTCCTAAACCTCCCTACATGGGCTTTTGCTAAGTTACGCCTGGCAGATGCCGATACTTTGGCAGACGGCGCCCGCCTTGCACTATTCCTCATCATCTTGACCTCTCATTACTGTCACAGTATCAGTTCGGCTCATTTGAACTATGTCAGGGTTACTTGCTATCCACTGGGCGAAGTTCAGCCCATCCTGTCCCTTTTCGACCAGTTGCTCCAGAATCTGGATTTGAGCAGGAGTATACTGACTTCTCATCTTAATCAGATACTCATGTTCGTGGCGAGTTAACTCATCAGCCTTATTCAGTGACTTCTTAATCACCTGATGGTCTTTCTCAAGAATCAACCGGAAGTTGCGGAAGAATTCAATCTCGAGATATTCCTTGCTGAGTTCCCGGCGAATCTCCGGCAAACGCTTCTCAATGGTAGTGAAGGCCACATCTCGCCTCTGAATAGATAACCAGGGCTTAGACCTCTTGATAGCGTTCAATGCCTCTCGCACACTCAATCCAGATGCTCTGTAACCAAAGTACAAAGCTCTGGCATCATCTCTCGGCCAGGGAATGATTGAAGATGCGATGGAAGTTTCTGGCGTACTTTGCGGGTCAGGAGGTATAATTGATGTTTCAGTCATTGCGCCTCCTCTAGGTCAGGATTGTTTAATTATCGTATAGTTTAGTTTACCACAATGAACGAGCCATGTCAAGTATAAATCAAACAGCCGATGATTTATTATACAAAGTATACTCATGCTTGACACCTCCATTCCAAAGATGTTATAATACATTATGGATATATGGATAAGTCGGTGTAACAAAACTGTAAAGTGTGCAGGCTGTGGTGAGCCTATAACAAATGGAGAAGCCGCAGTCTTTGGACAGTTATGGAAGAAATACGGTGGAGACACTGTGGAGGTAAGAAGATGGAGGCTAAGATTCCGGTGGCACGCGAAGAGACTTCGAGACGGCAAGTGTTGTTGGCTGGACGCAGGACTAGAGCATCTCGCAAAGACTCCCCACGTGGAGACCCGAGGTCGCCAGGCGTTAGTAATGTCAAAGGAAAAAAGAGCTCAACGTCTGGCGTTACTGCGAAAAAGGGCAAGAGTGATGCAGAGACTCCGGGAACTGATGGCAGACGAGGTCGTAAACGTGGACGCAATTATTCACTTGGGGAGTGCATTAGAAAAGCTGAAAGACGAGATAGCCCCTTTGGGAGGAGTGCCCAAGAGTTGGGGATTGAGTGGCCAGACGACAGATGCGAACGCTCCCCAGTAACTAAAGCACATCACTTCTGCCAGCGTTCAATAGTTAGCGAGGGATTTCTGTTTGAATGTAAGTACTGTCATTCTCTCAAATGGATTCCTACTAATTCTAATGAGGCCAGGAAGCTCGGAAACTACCTTAAAATATATGGTAAGAACCTAGGCTATCAGAAAATGCTAGACAAACATCCAAAGGCGAAGAGACTTATCAGCAAGATACAGGACATACAGTACTTACGCCGGGCGGTTTCTGCTGAACACTTCCCGATTGCAGTCGCTTCCATAGTCATGGACAAAGAATACCCGTATGATGTGGAGATTAGAGAGGAGGACATACTGTGACTAGCCAAGTAGATAACAAAAATGAGTCCGGCTTTGAACTAGAGTGCATCGTATGTGGAAGATGTGAGGGCATATCTCTTGTAGCTCATAGAAACAGTGTGAATATAGTGGGTTTCATAGCTGCTTGCAGAGACCATCTAGACACAGTATACAGCGCAGACTTTCAATTACTGGTGAATAAGAAGGAGGACATACTATGAATCAGGTTATGGAAAGAGTAAATCGCATAGAAAAAACAATCGAAACCACGTACAGAGGAACTACCATCACGAGTGCGGAGTATATCCTGCTAGTAAATAAGATTATGGCACGAATGGCTAAACTTGCTGAGAACATAAAACCGTAGGAGAAAATAGGAGGCCATTATGACGTTCAAACTAACCAGAGATTGCTGCAAGTGTGGAAAAGTAACCGAAGTGCTGGATTCACAGTCAGAAACCTATATCCTAGAGTTTATTCGGGGAGAATCACCACTATGCCAGACCTGCTCCAAAGAATTCCAGGAAGAGTCCCATGCAGCCCGGTATGAGTATAAGGAGAAAGTCCAGGCCATCCGTGCCAGATACGGTCTCCCAGAAGTCAAACATGGTTTTGAGAGGTAAGATGAGTAAACTATCAGCAGAGATAGAAGACATGATAGAGGCAACTGATATACTAAGTAAGCAACCTATCCAGGAATGTACGGCTCAGATTATTGCCAAGATAAGTAAAGTAATAGAAGCCGCCGGACTATCCATAGCCTTAAATGAAGTTAAAGAGGCCATTGGTAGAGGTGATATAAACAGGTCAATGGAACTCGCCAGATTAGCCCAGGCTAAACTCCAAACCCTCCTGTCCATCCTCAATACTTCTCCTCCTCCGCCTATCCCACCTCCGTCCAGAGCCACTCTATATCTTCCCATACCTCCTAATTCTCCAAAGTAACATTTCCCCAGATTGAGAATTTTGCACAGACCAGATAATAGATGAATGGCAGTGTAAAGATGGGAGGCCGTACCCCATACTTTATGTCAACCTGACTACCCCCTGCCCTGTCTCCAGCCAGACGTAGAACAATTGTTCGCAGAACATTAGTGCTATGCCTGGACACTAGCATATAGTAGAACACTTGTGCTAGCCTCCCACATGATAGCCAATAGAACACCTGTTCGTAGAACTTATGCAGTAACAGTCACGCTCATATCTTCGTTACTAAACTGTTACCGTTCTGTTACTTCCGAGCCTGTTCTGTAACCTCGCTGTAACCTCATTGCTGTATAATGAGACTACACAAGGAAAACAGGATACGGAGGTGACAGCACCGGAGCATTACAAGCGAGACGCTCGCACTGGTCACAGACCAGACTACAAATAGTCAGGATTACTTGTCGATACCGGACATGCCAACCTTCATCAAGTTGGGATACTGACTCATACGATGTGTGGACTGCTGGGAGGTGTTAATATGTATACAATTATTGACCAGACAGTCTTTGGTGAGTTCAATCGTTATAAGGTAACACTAGCAATAGACCGATTTGGTAAGTGGTGTTGTCTTGTGGAAGATGCGGAACTCACTGACGAACTGACACAACTACCATCTGTCATTGCACAGGTTACGCAGGCTTAACGCCTGCCACCAGTCCACACATTAAGGCTAAGCAACTCAGCTATAGCACTGCCCTTGACATCTGCCCCCCTGTTATGTTATAATAAGATGATTAAAATAACAGGAGGAACCTATAATGGCAGATGACAAAACCCCTGTAACTCCCGTAGTGGGAACAACCATAGCGAACGCAGTAAATGCTGTGGAGGAGAAGCCAAAGACTGAAACCGAACTCATGGCCGACATGAACAAGGCGGTAGCTTCTGGCGATTATAAAGCAGTCGCCAAGGTAGCTATGGAACTGGTTAAATTCCAGAAGGCTAAGGAAGCTACCGAACTGGAAGCCAAGCTGAAAGTGCTGGAAGCCAAGACCGAGGTTGTTAAGAAAACAATCGGTGCGGCTCTTGCCAAGCTGGTCGAGTCCGGAGAACTGGATGCCGCAGATGGTATCTGGTATGTCAATGACTTCGGGGAGAAGCTGGTCACATGCAGGCTTGTTAAGGTTGCAGTCAGGACCAACAAAGCCTCGACAACCACAGGTGGCGGAGGTGGGAAGAAATACACTGTGTCCACGAACGACTTGCTTGCCAAGTTCGGTGAGGTCGAGTACAAAGATGGCGCATCATTCCAGGCTGCGTACGACTCCAACACTGACAAGAACTGGAGGTATGGTATCCGAGAAGCCTTGCTGAAGAAAGGCGGATACATAAGCTAACCTATTCAGAAGGCAGGGAGGCAGAAGTCAAAGGCAGTAGAGCGGGGTTGCTCAGTTAGTGGGCGACCTCGCTTTATCTTTGTTTACATTTGTTTAAGATTGTTTAGATTGTCAGGCTGGCTAGCTTCGGATATTGGCTGAGCGGCGGCTGGCAGTTGACAAGCGCAACAGAAGGGAGGTATAGTTATGGATGAGTTAGCGCACTGCATACTACACAAGCAAGGCAAGAATGACCGACACAATCCTCATGGATATAAGTACAGTGTACTACTACAGGAAATGGTTGACTTGTGGAGGTAGTCAGTGTTATGGCACCTCTGACCGACCTCCCAAATAGGGAATTTCGTTTACTGGGGGTTGACAACGGCAACACAAAGATGGTATAATATATATAGACTAATGAATGGAGGTACTGACCAATGCCTGATGATGTTAACTACGAGCCACCGGAAACCAGATGCAAGTCTACTACTGAGCTATGGTCAGGCATTAGAGACTATGAGTTCAGACGTAATGTCAGAGCTATGTTAGTTAAGCAGTGGGTAGAGGAGATACCGTACTACCCCTGGCTGAAGCAGAACACAAGTAATGTACCACGAGGAGAGGAGTCCTAATGTCTGATATGACTGACTGGAGACCAGACCTCACGAATGTACCAACACCTGAACTGTTAAAGTTATTCCCTGAGTTCGCACCTGCGTGGAATTCTTGCATTAGTGAAAGGGTAAGGAAACCTATCCGGCAAGCATTGAAAGAACGATACTGGGTATGGAGGAAGGTCATTGGGTAGATTATCATATTCTCTAGCCTACATAGCGTATCTTATCTTATGTGGTACTGTATCACTCGGTATCACGGGCGGTATTCTTTACATAGTGGAGGTAATATCCAATGGCTAATCAGTCACCAGAAGAAAGAATAGTGAAGTGGGTAGTTAGGAACTCTCACAATGATGCCACCCCATTACTTTCTCGCCCCGAGTATACAGTCAATGCACATGAGTTACTAGATGAGATAGCTAACATAGTTGGGTTAAGTAAAGAACAGATAAACCGTTGGGTTGAGGAGGAGACAGGTCATGGGAACTAGCGCACCTGCAGTAAAAACCCACGACATACCTATAACAGAACCATACCAGCCTCCAGCCCAGATACCTGCGGCAAATCCTGACCGTTGGATTACTCCAATACCTGTCACTGTCCCTGCCCGAGAACCTGTACCTATCAGGCGTACAACCACAGTACCTGAACGGGAGGTACAGACATAGACATGCTGAGGTCAAGTGCATGGAGAGGCATTGAGGCTGAGTACAATGTCGCACGAGATAGCTTGTCTATCCTTGCCAAAGAATCCGGCACACTAGGCAGTGGTGCTGAAGAACTCATCATCAACTTGGACATACACTTCCATAGACTCCAGTACCGTATGAATCAGGCGGTGCCTCTATCTCAAAGTCTTGTAGCACCACTGCCCCCTCCTATCAACAGGTTCAAGGTCAAAGGTATCCTCGCATATCGGGCATGGAAGATGGATATTAAAGGCTCACTCTCTCCTTCCATCATCCGTAATGCAGACACATGGGAGAATGAGGTAGCCTTTGCAGACCAGCCACCTACAACCTATAACCAATACGGTCTCCATGCTACAAGGATAGAATACTGGAATAGAAACAGCTATAACACCCAAGGTCTATCTGGTATTGTGGACTTGTTTGGTAAGGTAGTAGAACATTCGGATGGAGTGATGAGAGCAGAGTGTGCCCGAGTCAAGACAATCTTCATATTAGTAGACAGTACCAATGAACTGGTTAACCTCATCACTGGGGTATACGAACTAATGCACCACCAGTACCCTAACACTCCTATATACATGATGAACTCACACTCCCTCGAACTATATATCTGGCGTGAGGTACTTATCACAATAGGAGCAGTGAGATGTTAACCAGTTTAGCTTATGGTACCTCTGCTCTTGCTCCGAAATCAGAAATTCAGGAGAAACACAATGACAGCTAGTGAACTACAAGCATGGCTAAAGGAAATGCTTCCCTCAACTCCCATAATCGGGAAGTACTACGAGCGAGACAATGAAGTCATACTATCAGCGGAGTACTTTGATTACAACAAAGGATATAGGGTAAAGAAGGAGGTCACAATAGGGTATGACTAAACCTAGAGATGAGTACTTAGAGGGCATACTGCACCACAAAACACCTGACCGACTTTTGCGACAGGCAGGTATGATTGATGAAAGAATGAAGCATAGTCCCAACATGGTAATGATAACTGTAGAAGTAGCACCCGTACACTGCCCTTGTGGTATTACCTTCACTCCCAACAGAGCGGCAAGTATGTTCATCTGCCAATGTGGAAGGAAATACTATTGTGTCATAAGAAAGATTCATACATTCAAGGAAGATACAGGTAAATAAAAGGAGGCATCAAATGAACTGGGAGAAAGTTAAGGAAATATCATGCACAGACACTGACGGAGTGTTCAGAATCAGGACTTCAGGGAAGAAGTTAGTAATTGAGAAACAGGTGGATGAATGGAAGGACGTAACAAAAGAATGTGCTACATTTGTCTGCGACTCCGTCAGAGCTATTGAAGAGGGATGTAGTTCCAGGTACTTTGGCCTAGAGCATCATGGCCAGAAAGTAGTAATCTTCAATCCTCTTGGCGAAGTATCGGTCAGACATACAGACAGATACAAGATTGAGATACCGATTGGCAGTATGTTCAGCTTCAAAGTACTCATGAAGGTATCTTAATGCCCCAACCTACAAAGCGCAGACGCACAGGTCTATCAAATGAGAAATCCAGACTCAAATACTTCCTCTGGACTCTCATTCAACAACACCATCCTGTCTGCTGGATGTGCAAGGAAACCTTCATCTACTCCGACATCCTGCCTTCCCGAGGCACAGACACTCTAACCGAACATCATATAGATGGAGACCACATGAACATGGCTCTATCAAACCGAGTTCTTGTTCATCGTACTTGCCATAAGTCCTTCCACGTGAAAGATAATATATTGAAGGATAAGTACATTGGCTAAACCTTTACGTCACTTCAAAGGAAATGATTATCTACTCTCCCTCTACGGCACTCATGCCTACTCCTCCATCTGGACATATTCCCAGGCATGGGCAGCAGCAGTACGCCAAGACAGCACACTGCTCTTCACCCGACTACGCCAAGAAATGCTATCAATACACTTAGCCCTACATCCCACAGACCCAAACTGGAGAAGCTAGAAAGGAGGAAACCTATGAGAATGACATCACAATACTACGCCAAGTTTCTACGTGAGACGAGCAAGCATCCAGAATGTCCTACATGCCGGAGACACTTCCTCGGCTCCACTCAATCCAAGAATCTAAATCCCAACAATCTCCGCCGACATATCTTGGCCAAGCACGGCCTACCAAAGTCCTGGCTCGAACGACTCACATCATTCTTACATATCGGAGGTTAAGTTGAATAAACATATGACTATCGCAGGCAAGAGCTATACTCTTCACAAGGATGGCTACCCATCTGCACTCTGCGCCAGCAATGCCATTGCGAAGATGAGTGAGAAAGAAGAAGACTGGAAGTACGTAATAGTGCATGACCACAAGACATATTCTTATTCAATATACAGGGGACACTAATGCCTGCAAAGCATGAAGGGTTTCATCCAGAACCTCTAGGCAAGATAACTCCCAGCCTTGCGGGTAGCTACTCCTACAATCATGATTACACTCCTGACTGGATTTTATTCTTATGCCCTTCATGTAACTCTGACAACATTTGTTGTCTGCATCCTGACCTCTCAGACTACGGTTTCCGGTGGTTCTGTATCTCTTGCCAATCATCTTGGATATGGGTACCTGATACAGACGAAGATTAAAAAATAAAGTAGAAGGAGAACACAATGAGCAACTCACAGTACATGAGCAAAGAAGCTATGGAAAAAATGGTGAACCAAGGAATACCCAAGTTAATGGGTCGAGAAGATTCACTCCAGGTTTTGTTAGACCTCGAACCCATCATACAAACTCTACCTAAATTCCATGATAGAGAATATCTCGTCAAGTATATCTTCGGGGCTTTGGGCGCAACAGTTGAGTCAATACCTACCGTCACCCATCATCCTATCAGTGCAAGAGACTTAACTATCCTAATGAGTACCATGTTTTCTCTCGGGCGTCTGTTTGAGACTAACCCAGACCTCCTCTCCTCTCTCCATGCCTCCCATATTGAGAGATTCGGTAAGGTCACTCTACTTGAACTCTTAGAAGGTTTCAACCATGCCCAGGCTCCTCATGACAATGCAGACCCTGAGGACTTTTCCAAGCCAATTACTGACATACTCAGCGCACTCGGCTTCAGGACCAAAACATTCTACCGTGACGACCTACCTAACGATGGAGCAGTAGAGTATCCGGAGAAAGACACCGCAGAGGAGGTCTAATCATGCCTGACCAGATACACTGTAATAGATGTGGATGGAAAGGGACTACGTCTGAACTAACCAAGCAGTTAGTCCCAATCCTCTCCGGCCCTGGCAATGCAGAACATATCCTTACATGCCCTGCCTGTCATTCTGAAAAATACTTGGAGGACAACCCATATAAGGACACAGTACAAGCAAGCCAAGAAGACTTTGAGATGCGACTCTTGACCAGCCACATAGAATGGTTTAAGAACGCCACTTTCGAAGAACGTGACAGTTACATAGCAAAACGCAAGGCCAGGCTGTCACCCGAAGGCTTAAGAATGTGTAATCTCATATCTGGCCGATTGAGAAGAAAGGATAACCCGAATGAAGTTTAACCCTGACTCCTGGCAGTGGAAAAACAAAGATGGCGTCCACTTGATAGAAGACATTGACGACAAGTGGCTCAACAACATAGTCAATATGCTACAAAGAGCCATTGACCAGTTTGAAGACATTGAAAATAACGAAGACACTATAGAAGCTGAATACAAACTTGCCGAAGTCACATGGTTGAAATCAGTACTTGCAGACCGCAAAGACAATCCGGTCAATCCTCCCAAGCCTTCTATCACTCCCCCTCCTCATATTGATTCTATCTACACTCCCTTCAAGCACTCCCAATATGAGTTCACTGTCGTTACCTTTGCCGAACATGACAAAGACCAAAGGTATATTACCCAGGCCACTTCACTCCTCAATGAGTTTGGTAAAGATGGCTGGCAAGTAGCAGCATGTAACTCCACCGAAATCATTCTACAGCGGGAGGTTGCATGACTGACAACATGCCAGTGTCAAAACTCCGCAGACGTATACTCAATCGCCGAGGCGTACAACCTGCACCCCGTACTAAGAAACTCCAGCCTCCTCCTGAGCAACCCGACACTTTCCCCAAGACCCGAACAATGAAGATGCTAGAGTACAAGTACAATGTTCGGATGGAGGTATTGTTGTACTCCGGCAGTCTTGATGAAGTAGTCCGCTTCTTAAACAATGAAGTAGACCGCAGCACTATATCCAAATGGCGTAAGAGAATGGAGGATTATAATGCCTGATAAAGAAAAGGAATTAAAGTTCAGAGCAAAGGCTTCGCTCAGTAGAGAATGGTGGGTCGGAACTCAAGGCAATGTATTCGGATTGCATGAGGATTCTCTGTCAGTATTCTTCCACAACATAGAATCTGGCTCGCTTATTCCTGCCACTCTAGCCCAGTGGACAGGTTACCAAGATGGAGATAAAAAAGATATCTATGATAAGATGTCATGGAAGTGCGGTAACCTCACAGGTACCATAACTAAACTAAATGGTAACTGGATATGTCATACAGGCAAACCAAACCAATATCCTCACCTCCATGTTATGTGCCACAATATCATTGTCTATGACGAAGAAGACGAGTACGCAATGGCTTTAGAACTTGTTATCAAGAAGATGACAGATATTTACGCCCGAAGAAGTGAAACTGCCATAGAAGGTTTCCATTCAATGCTCAAGGAAATCCCAGAGCTTGCAATAGTAATAGACAACAAAATCATCAAGCCACGTTAAGGCACCTCTGCTCTAATCTCGCAAATGAGAATTTTCAAAAAAGGAGAATATCAAATGGTAAACAAAGAATGGATACAACACACGGCAGATGAACTGGCTAACTCCCGTTACAGCAAAGACTTCTATGACCTGCCTATAAAAATCCAGACTGAAGTATATCAGTATGCTTTAGCTGAATACTCCGACCATTGCGCCCAACAAATGGACTCTATGTATGAAAGAATCAGGGACTTAGGCATTGACAACTCCTAATAATTATGGTATAATATACTATCACAGGGAATGAAAAAAGGAGTTAAGTATGCCAAGCCCGTTACAACAAATACTGAACAAGTAGGAGGCCATATCTTGCCAAGCGACATCAATAAAGTTGACCGTAGTTTATTCACTATTGACGACTTGCAAAAGTGGACTCCTCCTCCTAATCGCCATATAGTATGGGGTGGAGTTCTAGACGTAGGCCACAGGTTTCAAATATTTGGAGACGAAGGCTCTTGGAAGTCAATGCTCGCTCTCCACATGGCTTACTGCATCGCAACTGGTCGAAAGTGGTTAGGCTTCAAAACCTCTCCAGCCAATGTTATCTACATCCAAGGCGAAATGGGCAAGTCGTCTGTGAGAACTAGAAGCATAAAGTATTGTGAAGGCACACGCCGGATATATCTTGCTCGGCCTGGTGATGTGCCGAATGAGTTGGAAAGAGCAGAAGCCATATCCTATCCTACCAATGTCATTACTCACATTACTGAGTTCTTCCATCTAGACGAGCAAGCAGGCATAGCGGCCTTGCGTAAGATAGTAGATACTGTCATCATGAACTACAATGACTTGCCTATTGTGGTAATAGTTGACCCTCTCTACAAAGTATTTCATCATGACTTGACTGTTGGCAAGGAAGTTAATTACTTCTGTGAGAACATAGATGTCATGCTACACGACTACAATGAACCTCGAAATGGGGTGTCTCGTAACATGGCCTTTGTATTTATCCACCACTCTCGTAAGGCCGGGGTTGATAAAGAAGGACACAGAACTCACCAAGGGTCTGAAGATTCCTTCGGTGCAAAGCAGATATCCTGGTGGTCAGATGCAATACTAAATTCTTCCCTTGATGAAGACGATGAAACCAAAACTACCATGAACCTTACATTCTCCAAGCAAGGCCGAGACGCAGAAAACGCATTGCCAAAGCTGATACAACTCCAATGGCATCGGGATACTCTCCATCCTTTAATATCCAAACGGTACATGCCATCACTACCTGAAGACGCTCTGGAGATACGTAGTGAGTTAGACATATCTCAACTTGAGTAAGCAATGATAATTATAAAGCAATATATAATGTAATAGCAATTATTTATTATACAATTACTGGGAGAAGCATATGAGAAAACTAAGTGCAAGAGAAATTAACGTACTGCAATGTGCGGCTGATGGATTGACTAGGATAGAAACTGGACGCAAACTATTCGTATCGGACTCCACAGTACAGAAACATCGGTTACATATCTGTGACCTAATGAGAGCAAGAAACACAGTACAAGCAGTAGCTATGGCTATCCGCCAAGGGATAATAGAATAAAATCCTTTGCAATTCATCTGCACGATTGACATCTTGTGCACTATGTGGTATAATTATATTGTGGGTAAGGAAAATAAAAAGAAAGGAGTGCCAGGATTGAAACTGGATTAGTCGTAATCATAATATTAGTAGAAGCTACACTTCCCATACTTGCCTTGAAAATATTTAGTGACGGAGGAACAAATAATGGTAATGCCTACCGAAGAAAAATTGCCCAGTGTAAGAGACTTGGTCGAATCCGACTCAGGACCTCTAAGAAGGTTTACCGGAGTACTTGACTCCATGCCCCAGGAAGAACAGGTGTGGCAGGCCGGTACTCCAGATGAACGGAAGTCGATGAAGCTGAACCTGAACTACAAAGACATTGAAGTCATCGAATCCGTTGAATCCTACCACTTCCCCATCTACATTCTTTCCCTGGGACTTTCCAACCGGAAGAAATCCAAGTATGGAGTGTTCGGCGTATCACTGGCAGAGATTCTCGACCAGCAATACTCCGCAGCGCAACTTGACCCTGACAGTGCTGAGTACGTAAAGCCCACTAACCGGATGGACTTGAAGGACTGTGTCGGAAAAAGAATGGGTATGGTACTGGCTGATGGGCCTGAGACTGGACGCCCAGACAAGCATCTGCTGTTTGATGGCAGAGCCAAGGATGAGGAGCATCCAAAAGGCCAGGACATGCCAACAGCCGTATGGGAAGTCTATATGGTGGAAGGAGTCGGAGTGAAGGGTGCTGAAGGTCAGAATCCAATGGAGACAGCTATTAAGTTGCTGGACGGTGCGAACCTGACTGAGTTCAGAACAGCTGCAATGGCCTCAGACCTGGTACGTGGAGATATTCCACTACTTCAGTCCATCGGGATGCCGGAGACCGCCCCGAACTCCTTTGCCGCTACCATGATTACCTCCGGGTCGTTCACTAAGGATGAGAACGGCGTGTTCCACAAGGTTTAATGAAGTAAGTGTGCTGGTGTCGTAGCGGAAATGAGAAGAAAATACATACCTCAACGCAAATCGGACTATTATGGGAAGTGTTACCGAGCCAGCACAACTTCAAGGAAGAGAATATGCTAAGTAGATTGGCAAGACGCAAGGCTATAAGAGAATGTAAGAAGCTCTGGGCAGCGATTGTAGAGACAGGGCTGAGTAAGAAAGAGTTCTTCCGTACTCCCGCAGGTGAAAAGTGGATGCGTGATAAAGGGTATAGTTGTCCTTTGTGCCACTACGCCAATAGGGGGGATGGTAAGTGTGCAGTAGAATGCCCACTATTTCTTCAACACGGTAAGGACTGCTTTGATTTGGACTACCAAACTGACCCCTCAGGCTTCAACGTATACGTACAGAAACTCAAGGAATGGAGGTAACATGGCTCAAGTAGACTCCGGAGTTGAACAAGAAACAATAGACCAGTTAGCATCAAGTTGCAAGATGGCAGCAAAAAATATTAGCTGTATGCTGAGGGAAAGGTTCTCCCTTCCAGAACCTGCTGCCAACCCAGGCCAACCTACCGTAACCCTACCAGTTCTGGATGAGATAGTCGATACATTAAGGGATTGCCGTGATGAACTGAGCGAAACTGTTAGGTTCCTCACTATGCACGTATTCCCGAAGATTAAATAGCACTGTACCGTATTACAACTGGTGGCCTGGTGAAGTGAATAGTAATCAGGTGGAGGAACCCCATATATACAACACATCAGGCCACCATAGGAGAAACAATGAGGCACAAAATAAATGGCATGAGGACTCACTGCTTTACTGGTGTTAAGAAAGAAGTACAGTTAGAGTGTGAGCTAATTAAATGGGACTGGCCGGCCTCCTCTGCTCGTACTGTATTCCAAGTCTACGGAGGTCCTACAGGCTATGAGTCCTTTCAGGTTAATCCAGAATCGTTGGAGGAAACAAGTACTGGTGGCTGGTGTGCCTGTAATGGAACTCCTGGCAGGTGGGACATGCTATTCATTCCTCCTGACCAGATGAAGAAAGCTTTCGAGGAGGAAGAATGTTTACAGCATCAGTAATAATAGGTATGATTTACTCAGTAATCGGACTGGCCTTAATCATAGGTACAGTAGAAATGAGGAGGGATTAAGAATGAGAAGAACCGAAAACCCAGAAATGCGCCGTAAGTTACTCAACCATCTTGCATCACAGTACAAGATAAAGGAAATCCGTGAGCCTAATCATCTGTCAAGTTTCGTTGGATGCAGGACACGGACTTTTTTTGACCAGCAACAGGCCATTGAGCCAACTGATGATGAAGTAATGATGTTCGCACTAGGCTATGGCCTGCAAGATGTGCTAACACCCGAGGCAGTGGAAGAAGGATACTATGACTACAAAGGAGTCCTTTACCGCCCGGACATGAACTTTGAGGCTAATCCCTCAGAAATTGCAAAGCTACTCGAAATGAAAACTACCAGACGCTCGGCCAAGTACCATTATATTGACACTGAGATTCCTGTGACCTGGACAATGTATATGAAGGGAGGATGCAAGATAACTGGTACTACCACGTACGACCTTGCAGTCCTCTATATGATGGGTAACTATGCTCCGCCTTTTCCTCAGCTATACTGTGACAAGTTTTACTTCAACCAGGATGAGATTGATGAGAACTGGCAGATTATCATGAGGAATAAGGAAGTGTTAGACAATGCAATAGAACTCGGCAAACCACCAGAACCATTTGCCCACTGCTTTGGTTGGGAGTGCAAGTTCTGCCGATACAAATTGATGTGCCAGGTTCTTTCACCAATCTAAATAACAGGAGGACAAAACATTGGAAGATAACTTTATAGGAGTGGTTGCGATAGTGGGGGAGGAAGGCACATGCAAGACCACAATGGGACTGACATTTGAATTACCTTTGTTTCACTTTGAGATTGATGTGGGAGGATTCAGACGAGCAGCCTGGAGGTTAGAAAAAACGAACCCGGAACTCAGGGTGAAAAGATGTGGGGTAGGTGAGGACTTGACAACCATTGACTTCTCAGCCTATGACATCATTACTAAGCCTTACCCGAAGCCTCTACAACAGAACAAGCTGATGGGGCAGTTAACAGGCCAAGGTAGCTCACCGTCAATACGCACTATCACTCAGCCAAAGAAGGTTGAAGGGATGAGAGAGATGTGGCAGACCTTCATTACCGATTTTGTCTACGTGTGCGGACAGAGAACAGTCACACTTAATTTTGATTCATCTACTGTTCTCTGGAACATAGCTCATAACTGTAGGTTACAGGAGTTGCAGGAGAATCAAGAATACAAGTGGAAATTAGACTCGGCTACAAAGAGCGTTCCATTCCCTGAGAACGAGTACCGAGAACGGCTACAACCGATAGAATATGGCCCTGCGAATGACAGGATGAGAACGCTCCTGGACACCGCCAGAAGTTTTGGCAAGAACCTGATATTAGTACATTATCCTACAGATGAGTACGGTACAGTAGCGGATGGTAAGGGGGGAGTAAAGGATGGCAAGACTGGAAGGCGAGTGATTGATGGGTTCAAGGAGACAGCTAAGTTGTGTGACTTGATAGTATGGACATCAGTCAAAGACATGCCTAATACCCAGGGTAAGACAATCAAGATGCCCATAGCTAAGATTACCAAGTGTGGAGTTGAGGGTATGGGACTTGATGCAGTTGGCCAAGAAATCCCAGCAAGCATGGAAGGATTTATAAATCTGCGTAACTTGATGATGAGTATATAATGGGCAAGTTAACAGACGGTAAATGTGTATTATGCCACAAGCGTCTTCACAAACATGATAATCTTCGGATGAGAGTAAGGGTTGAGGAGATAGCGTACAAAATCGTACACTTATCATGCTTCCAGAAGAACCTTATAGAGAGAGGTTAAGAATGCCAATAATATATACAGACGCTAATCCTAGAACAGTTGCCTATGTGATTGACGGAGGAGGTAGTGGATATTCAGAACTTCCCGGTGAGTACACATCAATGGAGGCAGAGTATGTTGCTATTATCTATGCTCTGAATGAGTACTACCTCAAGTGGAATAAGGAGTTGGACAGCCGCCAGTATAACGCATCGTTGGAGTCAGATGGAGAATTCTACAAGGTGGCTAGTCCAGCGAGTGAGACTCCAAGACCTCTGCCTCCTCCAGTCCAGATACGCTGCGACAATGAGACTGTAGTAAAACAGCTTAGTCGCCAGTGGCACATCAAAGCGGCCAACCTACGCCGCCTGGCTCAGACCGTATGGAAGATGGCTGAGAATGTAGAAGTCGTGTTTGAGTGGGTCTCAAGGAAAGATAATCCAGCAGGAAAAATGTTAAAGTAAAGGAGCAACCTATGATTATCAATGAAGACAATAAGACAATGGAAATTGAACCTAGGGATGTAGACTACGTGTTGCCTGCGTATGTCAGGTTATACCTGTTCCAGACGAAGAACGAAGACCCGGAAAAGATTATCTACCCGATGTTCAGTTCTGTACGCCATCCTTCCAAGCAAGGAGTAACTATTCCTATAGAGTATGTGGACGAGAAATCACCTGAAGCTCTGGCGATTATTGAGGACGGCAGTAATATTCCAGAGGCTACTCCTGAATCCGAGGCTGCGGCGGATAGGAAAGAAGATGAGTATGATGCGATGAAGGGAAAAATCGCAGCACTGGAAGAAGAACTTGCTGCTACCAAAGGCACTGTAGTAGAATTAGACTTTGCTAAAGCAGAAGCAGAGTTTGCTGGTATTAATCAGGAAACTATAGCTCAGGCCATAGCCGAGTCCACTGATGACAGTCCTGCCAAGGCAGCGTTTAAGGAACAAATGACACAGGAGGCACAGGCTGCAATAGAGTCCATACAGCCAACTCCTGCCCGGATTGCTCTTGCAAAACAACCAGAACATATGATACCCCCAGGTATGCCACTTGACCTGGGCGGAGCCAGAGATGCAGCAGACCAGAAACGTATCGCAAGGGACTTGATACCGGAGAAAGATATTAAAGGAGAAGAGACAGACGCAAGCGACATCGCAGAACATGCCAAAGGTGGCGATACTCATGATAATGGTTGATGAGTTCGAACCGGATAATATCTTAAAACTTATCCGCCAGGTTGTTCCGGCAGTTGTTGCGCCTCTCAATCGCACAAACTTCAGTGATTACTTCTTCGGAGGCTATGACGGTACTACGTTTCAGTTCAGTAGAAAACAGGCAGGCGAGTTGGTAGGGAACATAGATGAAGCGGAGGCACAGTTAGTTGACTACTACCATAATGCAGATGTTAACTATCAACTTGTCGAAGGGCTTATTCTGCCCCTGCCTATCAAAGGGATAGACATTCGAGACCATTCTAAGGTGGGAGCAAGTATTAGGGAGTTAGGTTTGGGGCAGAAGCTGTACTGCTACGCTATCCAGCCCAATGGAAAGATAGAGCATGGAGACAGCTTCTCAACCCTCCCTATATCTGCGCTGTATGCCTGGTTACATAGGTTGGATAGGGCAGGAATTTCTACACTGTTTACTGCCAACTGGACTGAGACAGCTAAGTTACTCACCATACTATACAACA